GTCTGGAAGAGTTGCGCGGTGATCGTTAGCCCACTGGTTGCCTGTGCTGTGTTGAGTTCGTTCGCCATGGTTTTTTAGAATGAGAGTTCAGACATCGCTGCAATGACTGCCGCGTCAAAGGTCACGGGTGGCATTGCCCAGTCATTTCGTGGGCTTTGGTCTTGCGCGAAAACCGCAAGCACGCCTTGCAAATAGGATTCCAGCGCGTCGAGTTCCGTGCATGTTTTGCCTGCTGCCGTGAGGTTGATGCGGAGGTAGATGAGCGTCGGCTGGTAGTCACTGCCGAGTCCAACGCTCTCGAGATGTTCGATGGCAGTTAGAAGAGGGCGTGGGGTCGGGATAAGCGAAAGCGTAGCGGCATTCCATACCATCGCGCCACTGAGAATGGCGGTGGATTGCTCCTCGCTCAATTCCAGTGCAGTGAGGTTGGCGGGGAGGGGATTGGCAATTACTGTGCCGATGCTCACGCCTTGGCCCGTTGCTGTGTCGTAGATTAAATTCCAAGTTTCCATATTAAACTTTCGGAACTGCAATGATGCACGCGTCGTATTTGCCAGGGTTTGCGGTGATGTTGTGACGAATGGAGAGACGCGATCCCGATGGAACTTCGCGTCCGAAAATAAGCGGGCCAACAGGTCGCATGCTGACGCTTTCCGTGTTGGCGGTCGAGAGGATGATCCGGCCAAATGAAATTTCGCTTCCAGCCGAGCCAACCCCGATTTCGTAGACAAGCGGTTCAATGGCGGCAATGTCCGTATCGGAAACTGAAGGCACGATGCTAAAAGCAGAATAATTTTGAGAGGTTGACGCGACAATTTCAACCCATGTTGCTGATGCTCCGCTCATGGCCGTGCCTGTGCTGGTCGCAGTAGAGGTACCCAATACATCCAGCGTCGTCGGAGTTAGCGCGGAATCCCCAGCATTAAATGCGGCGAAATTTCGTGTGGCTATCGTAAACGATTTGCTCGCAACAGCAGACTGGGAGCGAATGCTTATGCGGCTGCCGGATGCTATTTTTACCGGAACCATTATATTTAATGCCGTTGCGCTCCCCACTGCGATGTTTGGAATTACTACAGTCTCGCTGCCCGCCGCACCGACGCCAATATCAATAAGAGTCGCACTGTTCTGCGCTGAAGTTGCTATACCCGAAACAAAAAATGCTAAGAGCGTTGTTTCTGTAGTTGTTGATGCGATCGCTTGCGCCCAAGCACCTTTAGTATTGGTACTGGCCGAGGCCGTCACAGTTATTGTGGCTGTGTTTGAGTTCGAAGCTGTAACTTGTGGCCCCGCAAAAAACGGGATGTTCCGAAAAAGCGGGGTTGAACCGAGGTATCCTTTTTGTAAAAGTGGCATATTATTTATGGGTCTGTTATGAGGTAAAGCGTCGTCGCGTCCGGCGATCCAATGGCGTTGTATTCTGCTTGCGTCAAAGACACGATATTGTTGACGATATCCGATCCGCTGCCTGCGGTGGTGTCGGAGACAACCATCGTCCCGCTTCGGTTCGGCGCGGTAAATGTGCGAGTGGTTTCGTCGGAAATCCCGTCGGCTTCAAATGCTATTTTCCGCGTATCGTCCGCTGATCCGACAATTCGAAAAACATCGTCGGCAGGTTCGTTTGATCCGCCTGCTGGTGCAGCCCACGTACCATCCGCGCGTAAAAAATTTGACGTGCCTCCGCCTGATGCTGGAGCGAGACCTTTAAGCGTAGAGGTGAAAGCGTCGAGCAATGCGGTTGCTTGCGCGCTCGTCAAGTCCTCGGGCGAGCCTGTTCCGCCGGTTGCCCTGCCTTTAAATGTAGCAGTGGCAACGTCTGCGAGTTTCGCATTTGTGACGACGCCGTTGTCGATTGTCCAAGTTGCGCCGGATGCGGAGACTGTGATGTCGCCTTTATCTCCGTCTGAAATCCCGCCGCCGGTGGATGGTTGCTGGATGTTTGCGCCAATCATGCGAGCAAGATAAGTGCGTTTTTCTCGGTAGGTTCGGGGAATTTGATTTCAAACGACCCATCGAAAACAGAACGATCCGCGCCAAAATTCAACGCGCAAATCACGGAGTTGTTTTTCGAAGCGTTGTAGATAATCGCGCCGTGTGCCGTAAAGGATGCGCGGTCGATTTTGAGATCGTTGAACGTCACGAAAGCGCTGCGGCCTGCCATGCCGTTCTTGAAGCCTGTCAAGACGTAGCCGCCTCGCTCATAGCCTGGCCCGCTGACCTCGCCCGCCTCGGTGTAGTGCGCGAGTTCCGGCCCGATCGTTGCGCGGCTCGTATAGAGCGCGATCTTGTAGGTGTCAGTCGATTGGTGGATGCCGAGCAAAAATGCTTGCTTGGCTGAGAGTGCGATTCCTTGTGCTATCATTTTGATTTAAGTTGTGCGTAGCAGACTGCCGCGCGTTCGGTTGTGTCTGGAAATTCTGCAAGCATGGTGTCATCCGCCATACAGCGAGCAACGAAATCTTTTTCAGACTCGCCGCCCGTAGGGGATGGAATGACAAACTCGGTCGGGCTTGGAATCGATAGGCTGGCAACCCGTCCGTGTGCGTCGCGTTGGAATTTCATGTTCAGGCCATTCTTGGCTGCTTCCTTTGCGGAGATGCGGCGCGCCTTGGCCGCTGCCCATGTCTGGCCAGCGTCACCGCCCCACAATGCCCATGCAATGCGGCCTGCGGACGGAAAGCCCTCCTCGCCTGGTTGAAAACCCTGCCCCTTCTTATCAACTTCGTGTCGTGAAAAATAGCTGTGCATGCGCTTCACAGTATCGTCAGGAAGGTTCTTCCCGTTTGATATGTCGCGAGCGCGTGCAACTCCGACATTCGTCCCGCCGCGATTGTATTTCGTACGCCACTCCAATCCCTTTTTTGCTTCGGCAACCATGCCAGAAGTCGGTTTGTTTTTGCCGTCCTCGAATTGCGAGGCTGTGGCCTGTTGCGGTGCGGGTGTCGGGGCTGGCTCTGCGTTCGTGATTTGGTTTGCGCTGGCTTCATCCATTCCAAAAACCGTGCGGAGAATAATACCAACCTGTTCGGGCGAAAGTTCGCCGCGTCCCATTGATGCGAGGATTCCCGAGAGCGCATCCGTGCCACCGATGCCGATGGTTTCGATGAGCGGAGCAACCTCGCCAATCTCAGGCGTAATGTCGATTGCTGACTCAGGCACCGAATCAGAAATCCGGCTGGCTTGAATTTCAAATTCCTGCCCGAGTTCTTTTATCATGTTAGCCTCTTTCGCCCTTGCGCGAAGTGCTTCTTCGTAGTCCTCGCCAGCGTCCGAGTAAATCTGCCCGGCTGTTTTCAGTCCCGCTTTCCAGAGCGCGATGTCGGCAGTCGCTTCGCGTCCGTAATCGATGCTGACCTTTGCTGGCCAGCACCAGCGGCCGTCAAGCAAAAACTCCGAATCGTCAATCTCCCCACGCGCAGCGGCGTCGAGAAGGACGATGTTCTTAATGCGGTTGAGGAATTGTGATTCCAGAAGCCCACGCCACCGAGCAAACGTGCGCTCGGCCATAGCTGCCTCCATGCGGGCCATGGGACCGCTCTTGTCTGCGTCGAACGCGAAGCCGTAGGGCAACCCGACGCTCATGCAGATGTGCGACTGCACGAGCCGGATGAACTCGCCGAACGCCCCGCCTGGGCGCTCGCTCTGGAACATTTCCATCTTCTCGCCAGGAGAGAGGTAATTGATCGCGCCGGGGTCGATATTCGAGAGCTTCTCGGTTTGGCCGTTGTCATTCCGTGAGCTGGTCGCGAAGTAGTCGGATGCGTCCGCCGATCCGTTCTCGGTGGTGATGACGCCGGTTTGATATGATGCGTATTTGATTGCTTGGATCTCGGCCTTCAGTGCCTCTTGCAAGTCACGCGCGGCGTTGAGCGCCGTGGCAAATGCGGAGCGCCCGCGATATTCGTCCAGTCGCGTGGCGTCGAATAGATGGATGAACTCCGCGGCGTCGATGTCAGTCGAATCAATGTATTGGTTGTTTATCGTGCGGACGTAGATTTGATATTTCTCCGGCCTGCCGTATTCGTCCAGCATGATGCCGCCGATGTATTTGTCCGAGTCGATCAACCGATTGTAAGGCGATCCGATGCGGTCGGCCTCCACGCTCTGCAAGCGGAGTTCGCCGGCTTCGCGGACGATAACGAATCCGCAGTCGCCATCGCGTAGGATTGCCATGACAGCGAGTTGCAAGAGTGACGTGAAATCATGCCTCCGTAGGAAATCGCACTTGGCGCACCAGTCATTCCAGTATCGCTCAACCTGCGCGTCGAGGTCTTTGTTTCCGGTGCGGG